TTCTTATGCCTTGTTTATGGCAGAAGTAGAAGCAGCTTTAAATGGTGATGACAACACATTTTCAGAGTCTGATTATGTGCTCCCATGGTTTAATCCTATCAGTATTTCTGAGATTTGGACTTCTCTTGGTGTCACAACCAAGTATGGTGATTCTCCATTACCTAGAAAACTTGAGGATTGTAATTTCCTCTCTCATGGTTTTAAGAAGTATGGACAGGACTGGGTTCCTGTTCCTGAAACTCAAAAAATATTGTGTTCGATGGCTTATCATTTGGAGTCTAAAACTCCTCGATGGTCTCTCTTAAGGGCTTGTGCTCTCCGTATGGATTCATATTGGAATGAAGAGTGTCGGGAGATTCTCCATGATTATATTTTGTGGCTTTGTCGTGAATATACTGCTGAATTGCATGCTCCTCGTGATCTTCGTGATCCAAAGGACATGTTTACTTTTGATACTGTTTGGTCCGTTTATAAGACTGATTATCAGTTGAAGACTCTCTACTTAAGTTTAGAGAGAAAATTTCCTGAACGTTATTTGGTCTGTTCGAAACTGGTAAGGTATCCAAATAAAATGTCTGGAAAGAAAAAGTCTTCCAAAAGAGCAGTAAAGCCTGCAAATTTTATCGGTCCTCTCATGAAAAATGAGATCCGAAAAGCCATTCGTGCGTCTATCCCTGCGCACATGTCGATAAAAAAGGGAAAGCAACGTATTCGCCAGAATCGTCAGGGTATGGCACAGTTGCGAACAAGAGATTCCTTTGGTGGTACTCTTGGTGGGGATATTTCTCATAGTCGAAAGACGAAAGATTTCCCCCTGGAGCAGTATGAGTACATTGGTGAAATTGCTGGTAGTGTAGCTTTTGCCACCACCTCATACGCTGTTAACCCTGGCATCTCCACTTCTTTTCCTTACTTAGCTGGCATTGCTGCAAAGTTTGAGAAGTATGAGTTCGATTTTCTCGAATTTTACTACAAGAGAGAGGTGTCTGGTTTTGCCACTCAAGGGCAAACTGGTAAAATCATGTTATCATTTGATTATGATGCTGCTGATGGGTTTCCTCCAAATAAAGGGGCAGTTTTGAGTACTGATCCCCATGTTGATGCAATGCCCAATGTTCCTAGGGTTGGTTTGAAAATTGATTGTCGTCAAGCCCGAAATTCAGATGCGAAATATTCGATCTGGAGTTTTACCTGGAAATGTGGACATTAAGACTTACGATATTGGTAAGTTGTTTGTTAGTACTATTGGTTGTGCCAATACTACTGCTGTTGGGGAGTTGCATGTTAGGTACCGTTGTCGTTTGAAAGTACCTCAACTCTCTTCCAATGTCATAACAGGCCCTCAGTTTACATCTGAGATTGTTGTTTCACCCACCCAGGCTGCGTATCCTGGTTCAGGTGCTACTCAGGTTGG